TTCTTCAAACTCTTTAAGAATGCTGATACTACTGGAAATACATTTGTTATTCCCATTTTAGGCACATATCCATTACCATTTAACCAAAATAAAAACAATTCTTTCGCATCTTTTCTATCTTTTAGATTAAATATAATCTTCATTTCATCATAAAAGTCTTTTCCACTCTCAAAAATCTCATTATATGTTGTATCTACTATACCCATATTCTTTAATTCATTATATAATAATCTTGGTTGGGAACAAGCAGCATCAATTGTATAAAAACCTCTATATGATGTCTTATATTCTCTTATCGCTGAATGATGAACTCTTCTACCATAATTACATCTTGATATATTAATTTCTTTTTCATCCCATTCATCCCATAAATGTTTTGTTTCTAACAAAGAATTCTTTAATATATCATACCATTTTGTTTTTATATTAGAAATCATATCTACATCTACTATTTCACCTTCGGTTGTGTCTATTAAAAATCTATATTTACAACATTTATGTCTTGTAGTATCATATGTTTTTACTAATCTTGTATTAAATACATTATTTTCATCTTGTTTTGATACGGTATATGGTTCAATTATTTTATTATCAATAAAAAATCTTATTATATCAATATATCTTTCATTTACTGCTCTTAAATATGTAGATGCGATTGGAAAATAACCAAATCTGTCTTCTAATCCTTCTTTGCCCCATAAGGCAGCATATATTTTTAATATATTTACTTTTTTTGTTTTATTAAATCCTGAATTGTTTATTAATTCTTTTACTTGTTTTGGTAATGTTATTTCCATTTTATTTTTTTTATTTTTTTTTTATTTATTTGGAGCCCTTTGGTAGGGCTCCTTAATAATTATATTGTGTTTAGTATGTTTTCTAATTTCTTATCTCTTATTATACTTTTAAGTATAGGGTGATAATTCAATAAATCTTTTTTTAGTTCTTCATAATCCTCAAAATCAAAATAATCATTTTCAGGTTCAAAACTTCCTTCACCATCATCTTTCCATCTTAATCTTATCATAGATTCATCATTAAAGAAATGTAATCTTAATAATAATTCATCTTCTTCATTATAGTATTCATACATAAGGCATTTTTTACCATCATTATATGATGTAAATGTTGTTTTTTCAAAAGTAATACCTAACTCTCTTTTAAGTTGTTTTCTAATCTTTGTTAATTCGTTTGTTTTCATTTTAATTATATTTTTTTTATACAGTATATATAAAAAAGTGGTTGCTCCCTTTTACTATTTTACCGCATTTTTTATATTTTTATATAATTATTTTTTAATAAGTTTTGTTGATTTTACTGACTTTTTTCGTTTTACTAAAATAAAAAATCCTCAAAAGTGAGGAAAAAGGGTGTCATTTTTTTTTATTTTATTCATAAAAAAGTTTTATTAGTGATTTCTAAAAAGTGCGGAACAGTAATAATGATATATTATATTATTTTATTTATTATTATATTATATACTATACTTATATTATATTTATTATTATATTAATTATATTTATTATTTATTATTATTTCCTTGACTTGCTTTTTACTTCACCAAAAAAATCATTTACTCGGGCGTGGGTTTTGCCCCAAGCAAAAAACCCACATCAGCCCCCGAAGTTTAAGTTCTATGGACTAATGTGGGTTATTAAAAATATATTTTTAATTTTAATAAACTTTTTGTTTTTTTATTATATAATAATAAATAACTTGTTCTAAGTTGTTTGGCATTTTAATAATTTTTTTTATGTAAAAACCCCTTATTTCTATAAGGGGTTTTATTTTTTTATTTCTTAAAGATTTTTTCAACAAGTGTTTTTCCTAAATAACCTGTGATACCACATAAAAATGCTAAAATCATAGATGAAATTAATTTAGGAAAAAATGTTGTTCCATCTAAAAAGTGGAAAAAGTTTATCATATAATTTGATAATCCTGTTATACTTCCTATCAAAGCAAATAATAAATTGTTGTTTCCTTTCATTTTAATAATTTTTTTAATTAACTCCAACCACCAAGAGTTGTTCCTTTACCATTTAATGGGGCATTTTGTATGTCTAATCTGGTCCAAGATCCACCTTGATTATTTAAATATATACCACCTGAATAAGCACAGGCTTTTGGTGTTATTCTTTGAACTCCGATTGTTGTGAAATATTCAGGAAATGAACCTGTATTATTTTGAATATATTCTATTACTCGGCTATCGTAGTATTGAGCATTAGCTTTTATTTCATCTCTTAACATTTTAAATGTGCTAATACTAACTGTTTCACTATCATCACCTTTCTTTTGAACTATTGATTTATTAGTTGCTTTTGCCCATAAATTAGGATAAGCATTATATATTGCCCATAGAGCAATATCTTTTTGTAAATAATTTTGTATTAAATATTGATAAGCAGTTGGTAAAGAATTACCTGTTGGGTCTGATATTAAATTATTTACAATATAATAATAACAATTATATCCTAATAAAGATTGTATATTTATATCTTCTGCTAATAATATAGCATTATTAATTAAATTATCATCTATATTACTATCAACATACATACTTAAATTTGTTTTTATATATGAGCTATCTACTATATAGCATTGTATTCCTGCCATTTTATTTTATTTATTTTTATTTTACATATTAAAATCTTGTGCTGCTTCTATACAAGCATCGCAAGCATCTTCTTCTACAATATATACACCATTTTCTATACGGCATCTACAATTAGGATGGAGCTCGACATCACCGTCTTCACCATCTACTTCATCAAACTTTTCTGATTTACAAGTGCATTTTGATTTATATTTATTATGTATTTCTTCAAATCTTTTATTTTGTTCTATGAAATGATGTTTTTGCGGTTGATTTCCTGATTGAGTTCCTGATTGAGGTTGAATACCTTTTTCTTTTAAGTTATTACCATCATAATAAGCAGATAAATCTGAAGCTAATTGATGAGTATAATTTAATGAAATTAATAAAGTATATTTTTGTTTAGGAGTTATATCCCCATTAGAAATTATAGATAACACTTCTGTTGCGCTATCACTACCAACTTTTTTATATTGATCTGTATATTTAGATAAGAATAATTTATCTTTGATACCATTTATTCTTGCTAATTTATTAAATACTTTTTCTATTATTTGTTGTTTAGGTATAATATAATCAATTTCGAATTCTTGCATTGATTCCATTCTTTCTCCTTTTGATGAATTACCTAATTTACCTTCTTGTGGTAAACCAAATAATTCTGGATTATTAACTCTATGACTTTGTAATATAGATCTTTCTATTAAATTTTGTAAATTAACAAATCTTTCATCACTTGTATTAGCTTCAATTGGGGTCATTGTAGGGGCATTAGCAGGATCTGTAACAGTTATGAAAACTTCACCAGCATTAACTGAACCTTGGAATTGTCTTTTTAATCTTGAAATTAAAACATCCATTTCTTCATCAGAAAAATTACCACTTACTGGCCAATTTATCATAAAACTTGGATGAAATCCATTTGATAAATTAGCTAAATGAAATTGACTTATTTGTATTTGCATTTCCATCCAGAATATTCCTGAAATATATTCAGGAAGACCATACCATTCAGTTCCTGCTCTATGATCTTTTACATACCATATTTGAGATGCTGATTTTCTATTAATTGTTGAAAATCCATCATATTTTACTGGTGGATATTTTTTAGTATTCTCCCATCCATCACTAATCCAATATGCTTCAACTTCAGGATCTTCTTCATCGGGTATAGCAACTCTTAATTTTGATACATCTATATAATTTATTTCTGATATAGTCTCTCTATCTTTTGACCATATTATATTTAAAGCAAATGCTCCATATATTTCGAAATCATACGCTATTGAACTTGATATTTCATCAAGATCCATAGAATTTCTACTATTTTTTAAGAAATATATAGCATCTAATCCTAAATTAGTAGTAATAAATCCTCTACCACCTATTAATTGTGATTTTTTCTTAACAATTCCGCTGTGTATTGGTGATTTATCTAATAAAGATTTTAGATAAAATGGATATTTATTATCTTTACCACTTTCAATCCATCCTTTTTGTTTGTTTTCTTTTTCCGCATATTGAGGGATTTGAATCTTACTAAACTCTTCTACTTTTGTAAACTTTTCATTAGATATTTTAATGATATTATCTTTCATATTTGTTATTTATTTTTACAATTTTCAAAGTGGAATCTTTTCATTCCACCTGTCCCCCCTTCTTTCCCACAATGAGGACATTTAATTATCATTTTATTAATTTCCTTCATAGATTTTTTTATACTATCTTTGTGTTCCTCTGTTAGTGTTTTATCTTTATGATATTGTTTTAATAACTCTATTGTTGATTCTTTATGATTTTTACCATAAAAAGGATTATTATCACCATCAAATCTACCTTTCATTGAATCACTTTTTTTCTTTAATGTTTCTTCTTTCGGTATCCAACCAAGCACACCATCTCCACCATCTGTTAAATTAGCAAGTGTTCCTGTGCCTAAATCTATTCTACCATAAAGTTTAATAAACTCAATTTCTTTTTCTTTTGCTTCATCATATGTTAAATCATCAAATAAAATCTCTACTTCATAATCTGTTTTTTTAACTATTTTATTCCATAAATTGTTTCTACCATCTTTAATATAAGCTCTTTTTTCTTCTTTACCAATTCCAATATAGAATGGTTCGTTTTTATCTAATCTTATATGTCTGTATACTACTGCCATTATTTATTATTTATTTTAAATACCACGATAAACTGGTATAGTTTGATTATCATTTTGAGTATAAACAGGAATTGTTGAATATGTTGTTCCTACTATCATAATCCCTGTTTCTACTAAACCAATAGCATTATTTATATTAAGATCATATTGATTTTCCATTTCATAAACATTATATATCCATTCACCTTCAAATAAAGGTATTATTCCTTGTGTTAATCCAACACTATTAGTAGCAATTGTTATTTCAAATCGATTCCAATAATAAGGACTGATAGATGTATCATCATTAGTCCATAATATATTATCATTTGAACCTTTTCTTGTAACAGACCATAAAAAATATGGATTTACTAAATTATTACATTTTTCATATAATGTCACTATTACATTTGATGTTCCATTATTATTAACTATTAACATTATTGTATATATTATTTTTAATAAATCAAAATACCACTATATAGAATAGAATTATCTAAACTTATTGCTTTAACTGATTCTTTACCTTCAAAAGTAAGAGTTGTTTTAACCCCATCTCCATAAGTTTTTCCTAAACCACCATCAGATGTTGTTGATGTAATATAATTTTGATAACCTATTAAATAAAAATTACCTGATTGATCTTCTATAATCGCTCTTAATCTACTTTTATTTAATACTGATATTATATTTTTTGTTTTTTGGTCATAACCTTCTAAAGTTATTTCTAATTTTTGATTTACTCCATAAGAACCATTCTCACCATAAATATCTGTTTCTAAATAAGAAGATTGTTCTAATCTTTGATTAAATTGATAGAAGTTTTTACTATATTTATTTATTTGATATGTAGTTCCTTGTTTCGTATTAAATAATAAATATACACCATCACCATCACCATATTGAATACTTGGTATGGAAGTTTCACTTAATGATAAATAAAAATTAAGATTTGTTAATCCTACATTATTAGATATATTTATTATACTTGCACTTATACTTTGATAACCATTTATACTTGGTGTAGGTCCAATTACCACTTGTATAGAACCTGATATCCAACTTGGTAAATTATATATAATTGAACTATCAGTATCAAAATAAATATCATCATTTCTTGATAATGTTTGTATATCTAATATATATGTTCCCTGTGTATATAAATCACTACTACCAATATCACCTGTATATGGATCTATATATCCTATACTTAGACCTGTCATACTTATTGAAGGTGTTATTGAAAATGTTCCATCAACACTTGCTAAATAAGTGGTTAAAACGCCTGCTGCTTGTCTTAATGGATAATTATAATTTATTAAACTCATTTATTAATTTGTTTTTGTTAATACTATATATATTTTGATTTAGTTTTTATATTAAAAACAAAAAAGAGATCACTTATGGATCTCTTTTTTTCTTTTTCTATCTTTTTAATTTAATTAACTTAATTGTAATCCTACTGCTACTTGATAATTAACTGTTGGTGCTGGATTAATTTCTTTTACTTCAAAAGTAAGAGTTGTTTTAACTCCATCTCCATAAGCTTTTCCTAAACCACCATCTGAGGTAGTGATTAATACTGGATTTTGATAACCCATTAAAATATAATTTCCGTTTTGATCTAAAACAATTGCTCTCCAAGATCCTTTATTAAGAACGGCGATATTGTTTTTAGTATTTTGGTCATAACCTTCTAAAGTTATCTCTAATTTTTGTGATACTCCATAAGAACCATTTTCTCCATAAACACCTGATTCTAAATAAGATCCTTGTTCTAATCTTTGTTCGAATTTAGTGAATAAAGGAGTTGTTCCTATTGTTCCTACTACTGATCCAAATCCTGAACTTGTAAATCCTACACCAGCATATGTAAATGTTGAAGGTGATGCTATTGTACTTGTACCATCTAAAACAAAAGGAGATATAGAACTACCAGGATAAGAATATGTTCCACCTTGGTTATAAGGTGCGATATATACTGCCTGAATACCTGCTGGTACTCTTTGAGGTATAGTATAAATATTTAATAATGTATTTGCCATTTTATTTTTTAATTTTATTTTAGAGGGTGATTATTATAATCACCCTCTAATTATTTATTGAATTATGCATTTTTAACAACTACATATTGTGGATAAGCAATTGCAGTTCCTAATCTCCACATTGCTCTAAAATTAACTGAGTTTAAGTCAGCTGATTCCCAAACGTGGAAGTTTTCGTCATCTGATTCACTATCAACACCGATAAACATATTTTCAGCATAAGTGATTACTATATCATTTCTACCAGTTAAACCTGATGTAGCAACAATTGTCATTGTTGGGTAGTAAGGATATTGGAATTCCCATTTTTGTAAATGATCTTCACTGATTAAATCAATATGATAGTTATTTACTGATACTAGATCATTAACTAATGTTCTATAATTTGTTAAGTTCATAAAGCAATATGTAGGTTTATCTGCGATTGCTTCTGGAATTAAAGCTGTTAATTGATTGATAACATCAATTGCTGATCCTGCTGAAGGAATTGGAGCAGTTGTTGATTTAGTTAAAGCACCTGCGTAAGCAGTAGCACCTATGATAATAGAAGCTGATGCTGAAGTTTGATATAAGTTATATAAGAAACCATTTGATAATGTATAAGCTGAGTTATATGGTGTTCCTGTTGAACCTAACCATAATGATTTTTCATTATAGTCCATAATTTTATTTGCTTTATCCGCGATATAAGCTTTTGCGAAAATATCTGGGGTGATATCTTCTTGTCTGATACCTTCTTTCATTAACATACCTGTATACATTTTAGATAATGTATTAGCACCGTAATAACATATATTTTCATATACCATTATATCAGCTACTGTAATGTTTTGTTGTGATAAGGTCACTGAACCTGATCCTGAAATTAAACCACATTGTGCAGCTTGGAAAACTGGTTGAGATGTGATTAAGTTAATTGCTTGTGTTCCTTTAACGCCTGTTTGAATAGTAGCGATTTTAGCAGTTCTTGCACTGAATACAGATTCTGTTAAGATTTTATTAAAACCTAACTGATCTACATATGCTGTTAGTGCTGATACTATTGTTGAGTTATTAACGTAATTTGCCATTTGTTATTTTATTTTTTTTATTTTAACTTTGTGAAGTTCATTGTTCCTATACCATTTGTGTTGTTTTTGCCGTCTTTATTAAACTTTTTAACAAAATCAAATAGTTCATCTAATTTTTCTACTTTTTCATTTTTCTTTTCATAAGAAAAAGTTTCTTTTTTTACTGATTTAATTGGTTTAGCACCTGGTTCTTTTGCGAACATTTCAATTTTAGACATCATTTGTTCATTTACACCATTTTGTGCTTGAGTTAAACCATCTAAAAGAGCTTTAATATCTTCAAGAGCTTTTTCAAGGTTTTCTAATCTTGAATTAACATCACTTGAAGGTTCATCTCCTGTTCCTTTATCTTGTCCTTCAGGTAAATTACTATCCATTTTCTTTTGTTCTACATCTGTTGGTGTTTCTGCTGAATCTGGATCATCATTACCATCATCTCCACTAATTGTTTCGATTAAATTACCTTTTAATGTGAAAGTTCTACCATCATTTAATGTATATTCACCATCACTTAAAGGAGTTTGATTTCCCATATCATCTAAAGCATAAACTTCAGATCCTACTTCTAAATCTTCTGATGTAGTTGTTATTTTTGTTCCATCACTCAAGTCCATTGTTCCGAATTTACTGATTTCTTTTGAAAATTTCAATAAATTCTTTAATGATTCTCTTATGTTATTTAACGCTTCATTTTTTTTCATATTGTAAAATTGTTTTACTTATCCCTATATATATTTTATAGTGATTTTTATAATTTTTTTAAGAATTATTTTTTAATTTAAAGAATTAATTATTTTTAATAACTCTTCATCACTTAATTTATCAATTAATGATGAAAAATCTTCTTGTTTTGAATGTTCTACTTTGGTTTGACCTAATAACCCCTCTATACTAAAAGAAAATCTATTTTCATTAATAACTTTATCCTTAAAGAACTTAGGATCATTTATTTTACATTCAATAAACCAAGATCCTTTGGGTAAATTATATCCATAATATTTTGATTTATCGTATACAGGATCTGCTACTATCCAAGATTGTTGAATAAATCCATCAACCATTTCGTTAGTATGATCTATATTAATAGATTTGTTATTATTTTCTGAATTAAACTTATCAACTAATTTACATATTGTTTCTTCTGAAAAGAATACAAAATAAGGATCTCCATTATCATCCTTTCTTAATATCTTTTTCTTAGGGATCATTGCTGGTCCCACCACCATTTGTTTATATTCAATTGATTTAAATTGATAATCTTCTATTTCTTCTTTTGAAAAGAACATACCTTTTTCTTCTATCGCAGGATCAATTACAAGTGATACTAAACGTATTCCAGTCATACCATCATCTCCAATTGTTATTTCATATAAATCTGGACCTCTATCTGGATCATAAAACTTTCTTTTTGCCATA